AAACTAGGTGCTTGTGTTTTTTCAGTTCGTTCAAACTCTATCTTTAAATTTTCAAACACTTCTGCTATACTGCTTGCGGCCCATATCTGTGGACGAACATTAGTTTCTTTTTCAATAGCATTTAATAATTCATTCTCTTCACCTATCAACGTTTTCTTAAGATTGTGTGCTGCTTCTACATCAACTCTTACACCCTTAAATCTCATGTCGACTAGACAAGGAAATAGATCTGTTTCTAAATTAAATATAGCATCTAAATCTTGTGCAATAATTTCTTTTTTCATTTCTTGCCATAAACCAAACGTTGCTTCTGCGTCTCTTTCTGCATATGTTCCAACATTTAATGATGGTAGTTTGTACATTTCTGACTTTGGATCTATACCCCATTCAGCTGCTGCTTCTGCAAGTGCAGCCTCGTTTTTACCAAAACCTAAATACTTCCATGACAAACTATTGAGATCATATCTAAATCTATTTTCATCGGTCACAGCTGCCGCTATCATTGTATCTACAATTCTTCCATTAATTTTAAAACCCATAGCCCTAATCCAACACACATCATACATTGCATTGTGAAATATTTTTGTAGAAGTTGAGTTCAAAGTATCTTTAAACCATTCTAAAACTTTCTTACGATCCATGTTGCCACCACCCTGGTGTGCTATTGGAAAGTATCCTTTGTAATGTGCAGTCGCTACTGCTATTCCTATAACTTCTCCATTACCTATAATTGCACCGGATCCTTTTTTAATTAAGTCCGGGTCCCTTGTTTCTAAATCGATTGCAATTTCGTCAACCTCTCTAAGGTCTGGAAATTCTGTTGGTACTACCCATTCTGTTTGGGCACTAAACGTAGGTATCTTCATGATGTTAAATAACAAAGAACCAAAATACATGTAAATAAACCCATGTAATGAGGTATGTGATTATTTGGTTCCATAGTCCCTCTCTAGTATCATTTCTAAAAAATGCATTGCTTTTAATATGTCTTGCTTCTTTCCCTTGTCACGATGTCTTATGATATATTTTATAGCACAACCTTCAGGATATAGCAATTCATTCTCTACTACAAACTTACTCGGCTGTATCTTGTACTTTTGATAGTGACTTCCGCCGTGCTGCTTATCCCAAACTTTCGATGTCATAACCTTTGTCCTCCTGTTTTGCTGTTAGTATGTATAAATTTTGTTTGGTACGTGTGACACCAACATACCAAACTCTTTGTTCTTCGTCGTACTTCTCTAAATTTTTTTCTGTGGCTTCTCTTATCTTTTGGGTATTGTCTAGAATTAATAAAACATTTGTAGCCTCTCCACCTTTTGCTGCATGAATAGTAGAAAGTTTTACTCTTGCATCTTGTGATAATTTTTCTTTGTTGTTTAACATATCTCGAATGTACAAACATTCTTCATAGTCAACTATAAACACTTCATACCATTCGTTTGATTTATCTAAACCAAACTCTATTAAGTCATACATTTTTTCTTCTGTAGGATTTGAGTTTTGTCCTATGCACTCTAGAATATCTTTTACCTCAGACAAAGATAATAACTCTCCTTTTTGCCATCGGGTATAATTTTTAATTGCTGTATACAATCTTGTCTTATAACTCTTTCTTCCTTTTATTTCAAAGTAAATACCCATTTCTTTTAAAATAGGTTTCAACTTAAATAATTTTTCATTGGTCCTACCTAGTATTAACCAGTCGCCTTCATACAAAGGTGCATCTTCTATTGATGTAATATGATTCGTGGTCCCTGTTTCCGGACGCGGTGCCCATTGTTTTTTAATTCTTCTGTCATCAGGTATTCGACTCAGTATTTGATCTGCAATGTGTTGAACAGATCGTGGCACCCTGTAAGATTGTGGCAAAACTATGTCTTTAGCAGATTCGTCCTGGAATCTTTTAACATCTGCACCAGCCCAGCCATAAATAGCTTGATCATCATCCCCTGCTAGTATAACATATTTAGAGTTTTCTTTAAGTATATCGTACATTTTCCACTGTATCGGTGACAGATCCTGCGCTTCATCAACAAATACTACGTCAAATTTTGGACACAATTCTGCCACATTAAATTTTTCGATCATGTCTGTGAAGTCTACCAAGCCATATGCTTGCTTATAGTTTTCTACTTCTTCTTTTAAAATTCTTAAAAAATGTTTGTCAATATCTTCAGAGTACATATCTGTATTGTATTCATCTTCTATTGAAACATTTTTAATTCTAGCTGCATTAATTAAATTAAAGTACTCGCTATCTGAATCTACAAATCCTGTCTTCTCTTCTCCATTAGAATAAACTGTTACCTCTATGCCCAGCTTTCTACCTATGTCTTCATAGTGTTCGTCTTGCATAACTTGAGCTTTCTTTATACCTAACCTGTTGAATGCTAGAGAGTGTAGAGTCCTAAAATATTTAAGATCTTTTCTTTGAAACGCTGTGTGATAATCTAACATACGATCAATTGCTTCGTTTGCAGCTTTAGTTGTAAATGCAAAGTACCCTATTTTATCAATAGGTGTACCAAGTTTTACAAATGTTTTTACATAATGTAAAAGTTTTGTAGTCTTACCTGTACCTGGAGGACCCAATATTTTTCTAATCACATGATCTCCGTGTTGTGTTTTATTTTAGTATGATTAATTTCTATGTCTTCAAATTCATCTATGTTTATCATTACAATGTTTTTTGTAGGTGTATTGTATTTATTTTTTACAGTGCTTGGATATCTTTTTTGTTCTAAAAACTGTATGTCACATTTTTTATAGTTTGTTTTCATCATGACCCCTGTTTTATCCTCACCATGCTTCCAGTTCTTAGATCTAAGTTTGTCATAAAACTTATCAAATTTAAAATATGCATAACCATCTTCTACTAATACTGCACCAGATTTAAAACTCACATCATTAAGAGCCTTTGGTCCATTTATTTTTGCATGCAAGACATCATGTAATTTTTCTTTTGGTGATGTACCAATAGGAGGGTTAATTATTTTTTGTGTTGAGAACAAACTTTCTAATACAGTCTGGTCTTCGGGTGCTTTTATAATTGGTGGTGGGAATCCTGCAGCTTTTGCAATTGAATTCCTACGTTTACGTTGATCTGTTACATGCTCTATTGTTTTACAATGCACTGTTGCTTTACCTATGCCATCAGGTTTAGTTACATCAAACTCATACTCAGGATCAGGTTCTATATCTATCTTTCTTAAGTTTGTTAGTACAGGGTATTGTCCTTTTGAACCTGCTAATACTCCAAATTTTTTCTTAACACATATACCTTTTTTACAGAACTCACTAATAGGACTTTGATTACAGGTATAACCTTTTTCAGATTTATTCCATGATCTTGTTTTTTGTTTTAATTTGTTGTCGTCCCATGCGTTTGCATGTTCTCTTGCAAAATATTTTACTGGTGCATTCTTTACTTTTTGTTCCCAGCTATCTGGATATTTCATTTTTACAAAAACATGATAATTATACATAAATCTATCTTTGCCGTCAAAGTCTGGTTGATTAGATATCTTAGATATTAAAGCTAAACATGGTGGTCCTTCTATAAAATCCTCATCAACACCTTCCATAGATTTCTTTTCCATATTTTCTGTTAATGTTTTTAAGTCGTCGACAGAAGTTAAGTTTGCTTTTACGACTTCAATAAATTGTTCGAGTGTAAAGAATGTACCGTCTATGTTTAACGCTTTGCGTTTTGTGCTTTCAAAGTATGGTAGATTTATGAACTGTCCTGGTTTTAAAATCCCTGATTCCGGATCCTTTGTTAGTTGTGTTTGTTTAGGAAATATTTCACAGTCAGACTTGAGATTAAATATAGGTAATAGATTACTTAAAAAAGATACTATGATTGTAGACTTTACAAATTCATTCATAAATAAATATAAATGCAGTCCACCACTTTTAGATTCAATAGGTATAAGAGGTAGGTTGTATTCTTGTATAGTCTCTAGATAAAATTGTTTGTCAAAATTTTCGTATTGTTTAGGGTCAATGTCTATGACTCCAAACTTAGCGTTGCCGCTTTCATTAGTTGGTTGAATCCCAACAGATATTTTCCCGCTTAAATGTTCTTGATATATTGTGTCTGTAAATTCTTCGTAGGTCCATCGATAGTTTGGTTTTTTCTTTCCGCTTTCTGGGTCGACAATCGCGTTGGTCCAATCTGCGATACCATACGCATGTCTATAGCCATTAAATATTTTTATATATTCTTGCATAATTATCCTGTCTACGTGGGCCACTCAGTCTCCCTAATGGCCCACGCTGTGCACATACCCCGAAGGGATTATATAATGCTGCTACTTTCCGCTGGTTTTTCTTCACCATGCTTCGCTTTCACTGCACCTTTAGAGATGCTTTCAGAAAACGATTTAGCTTGCTGATAAACGCTTGCGTCAGTAATAGGACCAACTTTACTTACTTCCCAACCAAACCATGTGCCTTTATCGTTAGACATTTGTGTGGTCTTTAGTTTGTAAATGTGGCTAAAAGATGCCGGTGTATATAAACCGTTTTTACCTTTTAGTTTTATGCCCGACATCATTGAATTCCATTTTCTACTA